ATTTTTATTATTCACATCTGCTTTTCCAAATAAAGCCATTTCTAAAAGTTTGACATCAATATAATCTTTTTGTCCATATCTACTTAATTTTATAATTGCATATCTAATATCTTCTTCCGAATACCACTTTTTTTGTGCATATTCTCATTTTCTTTTCAACACTATAAGTTATTAACCATTTACCCATTTTTTACCTCCGTTGGAAACTCCCGACTTTAGTCGGTGAGAGGGTGTCATTTTTGTACCTCATTCTTTTTTGGAAATTACCTCACCATAGTTAATTTCGTATTCAATCTCATCAATCTTAGCCCATATCTTATTGTATATGTTCACAGTCATTTCTTTCTTATTGTGTTCATCCTCAATAAAGTTTCTTAACCAATCCTTAATTGTTTCTCCATCTATTATCATTTTTCTTGCACCTCACACAATCTTGATTATCTCCCAGCCTTTCTTGTCCCTGCCCTTGCAAGGAGACCAGTATATCCAGAGTTCCTTGCTGGTATTCTCTGGCACTTGGTCATTCCTAATAACTTGGATGTCGCACCCATATGACACATACTTCTGCTTTGTCGCTTTGACCTGCACGAGCTTCCATTCCTTATTATTCCTTGCTATGATGTCATAGCACCCAAACGAGCCCCTCTGCCTGTACGCCTGATAACCTTGCTGTTCCAGCATTTTCTTGACCTGCCGTTCCTTAGTCAGTCCATATTGTTTGTTGCTCATAGTTTGGGCAGTAGCTTCTGATCTTTGAGTTTGCTTATTGCTTCTAGGACTTCCTTATCTGTGTCTGCTATTGTTTCCAGAATCTTGCACTGCTTGTTGAACTTGAGCCTGTCATCGTGACTTAATAAACTCTGGATAAAGAACTCCTTTGCTTTCAAGCTACTTAGCTTGTCTATTCGTTGTGCCATCTCAAACACTTCTTCCTGAAATGTTGGTTCAGTTTTATTTTTGTTCCACATTGTTTTCTCACCACCATATTATTTATATATAATATTATGAATCATAACATATATATAAAACTTTCTATTTTATTATGTTAGCATAATATTTATTTACTCTTCTTATTCCTATTAGTCTGCATCTGCCTGAGTTTTATCTTCGCTAGCTTCTGAGTTTCTTCAGGAGTTAAATCTGACCACAACCTTTTTTTCTTATCTTCATTCTCTGGTTTGTTCAAATTTTCCAAAACATTGATCAGCCAAGCACCTGCACCTATATCAGATATTGGATTTTTTAATTCATCCTTAACCCTAGCTAACTCACCCTGATACTTATTTTCTTCGTATATACCCGCTGTTATCTTTTCAGCTTGATCAATAAATGGTTTAATATATTGAATTTGGGCATTTAAGTTTTCTAGCATACTCTTATGTTTATTAATTGTTTCGTCAGAAATTGCCTTCTCATTATGTTCTTTTTCGAGATTAAATTCTCGGAAATAACTCAAAAACTCTCTATAATCCCAGATAGTTGTAGCTTCAAACTTTTCATACATCTGAATATCACCATTACTTAGGACAGTTATTTCCCTGACTGGTTCTTCTCGTTTTACATCTTTTGGTTTTCCTGCTTCTTTATTCATCATTTTGTTTCACCGCCTTGTTTTCGATTATATCTCTGATTGTTATAAACTCATCAGAAAGTGCTTTGCCTTTCTCGGTTAGAACAACATAATGCTTTTTATTAATTAATTTTTTAGTTAAGATACCATCTAACATCAGAGAATTAATCACATTTGTTAAGTGTGCATAATGCACATCTGTCTTTTTGCTTAGCTTATCCATACAATACTGGTCATAACCTAGATCAATAATCATGTCCATATACTGCTTCTTAATTATATATCTATATATCTGATTTTCCATATTTATCACTCTTTTTCTTGATTTGGTTATATACTCTTGTAATCTCTTCTACTTTCATGTTTTCCATGTCAACATTTGAAATTAAAATCATTGGCAAGCTCCATTTAATTCTTGCTGATACATCACGCATTGCATCCTTGAACTTGGCAATATCATCTATATTTTCAATCTTGATATAATATATTTTACTCTGGTCAAGCTCTTCAATCATTGGAGCAACAGAATCAATCTTGTAATTATATTTATTAGTTAGCTGGATAAGTTCATTTATAAGATAATCTTTACTCATCAGCCAGTATTTGAGTTTATTGAAAATTCCCATTTTTAAGTTAGTTTGCAATTTTAATCCCATACACTATCTTGACACAATCCTTGCATAGTAGTCTTGTTTTTCTGTCTGTATGATCCAGTATCAGGATGCATCTTGTGTCCACGCCACAATACTTGCAGTGCCGATTCACAACACCGCCAACCTCTATCCTGTGTTTACTCTCGGTTATGATTTGCATTTTCTTTTAGCTTTCCACAGATTGCTACAGCAAGCCTGCCATCATTAACAGGTCCATAGTATTGCATTGAAAACCCAAGTTTATTCTTGATCTTTAACTTTTTGGATTTGTTGCAGTATGGGCATTTGAGTCTGTAGGTTGTTATGTTTCTTACTTCAGCTGTTATCCATTCACCACAGCCCAGACAACGCAAACAAAAAAAACTCATTATTCTGCAACCTCACAATAATCACCATCATCATATATTTTCTTGAGCACTGCAAGAATGTGTGAGCATGGCTTACCATTCGGAATCCCCTGAACAGAACTATACCTGCAGGTGCAACTTGCCATGATAACAACATCATAATTATTGCCACTGCTTGACAAAACATTATATATATGGTGTTTTCTACTTGAGATATGCTTGATTTTGTGCAACTCAGACTTATCTTTTAGGTTCACCATTCCATTTATACCTCTTTATTCTTTTTCCTTTAGTTACAAAAGTTATATGCTTTTTCGACAATAAATAAGCTAAAGCATCCTCTACCACAGCCATATCTGTATTCAATGTGTCCCTTATTTGGGTTTTAGTTATTGGTTTTTCAGATTTCCTGAATATATTTTCAATTTGTATCAGATGCTTTAGCCCCATTTGTCCCCTCTTCTATTCTGTGCTCTTACCATTCACATATATAAGTATCTCGTCTGCAATAACCTTCAGGTCATCAAGCTCTGGCTTTATTCCTTTGACTTTTGCCAGTTCTATTGCTGTATTCAATGCACCATGCCTACTGATCCTGATATGGTTAGCAATATCCCTCTGCTCTTTTGCAGACCAGTAATCTTCTTTGTTCATCATGACCTGCTCCTCTTTCGGTTGTTGTTGATCTTTGATTTCTGATTGTTTGAGTATTTTCATAGATCCAGCCTTAAAATTCCAATATTCACCCTTCTTGGTCTGGATGAACTCCAGCACTGTGCCGACTGGTGTCTTGCTGGTTAGCTCTTCCAGATCTGATTTGTTCTCACCAAAAAAAGCAAACCATTCTTGGTTATTCTTGAGCTTCAGCCCGATTTTTGCATAGGATGTCTTTCCGTCTGACTTGAACCCACCCTTGATCTCACTCCACTTTTCAACTTCGCCTTCTATTTTTCTTATTTCCATTTTTGTATCACCACCACATTGTTTATTATTATTTAGATATACTAACATATATATATATCTTTCTATTTTATTATTTATTCAGCATATTATCTTTGATATATTTATGTTGGAGCTTGTTAGCTCTTATTATCAATCTATGCAACTCAGCCCATTCATACTGTGTCAGTCCCATATTCTGCATTGTGATCACCGCCTGCCAGATAATTTAGGCATGTCTTTTGCACTCTTATCTCCATCTCTACACCTCTTATCATTGCCTGAAGCTTCATCTCATTTTGCTCAAGTTCCCTGATCTTGTCTATTATGTCCAGCTTATTTGCTTGCTCATCCACATATACCTGCCTCATCTGTTCATTCTTATACATTGGTTTTCCATCTTCTGAAGTTACTGCGTTTGCTTCCATTATGAACTGGTTTTTCTTCTTGGTTATTGCTATGTTCAAATTCATCAATTCTATCTTCAGATTGCACATCTCTTGCAGGAGTGCCTTGTAGTTCTCTGTGTTTATTAATATCTGATCATATATTTTATTGTTTTCTGCCATTATATATCCTCCTCCAACATTTGTTCAAACATCTGTCTGTGCCTGTAGCACATTATGACTGCTTCTCCTTTATATTCGCATCCACAACTTCTTTTTCCATCTTTCTTCATTCTTCATCACCCTTTATGGTAATTTGGCTTCAAATCTTCTTTTTTCGTCTTGCGCATCATATCCAACCTCTATTAACTTTTTCTTTTATAATATCTCTTCTGGAAAAACCACATTTTTTGCAAAAAACTTCCCTTTCTAGTTCCAGTCGCATATCTCCAGTAGATGATTCAAAATATTTTATCTCGAAATTATGGTCACAATATTTTCGAGCTTGGTTCCTGATTTCTATATTTCTGCTTTCAACAGCAATATTCAGTCCTTCACTTTCACTGTCGTTACCATATCCTTTCAGTTGAGTTTTCAAAATATTCTGACATTTGACATCGTCTGGATTCTGATTGTTTTGGGGAAGTGATATTTTCTCCATATCTTGATATAGTGGAGAATATAGTCTTTTTTTCTCCATTTTCTCATTTTCTTTTTTTTGCTTTTCTATTTTTTCATACATCATCCGAACCTGTTTATATTTTTGTGGATTACATCCATAAAAACCAATCCCTACTATTTTTTTCTTCATTTGTGAGGAAAAAACTATATGTTCAGAATTGATTGCATATATTTGTGATTTCTCCTCATCTAGTCTCACAAATAATGTTGGATTTCCATTGGAAAGTCCTTCTGTGAATTCATATGTATTTCCCCCTTTTTCAAGAACTACCTTTTCAGTCCCTTCGATCTGTATTATGTTTTGTTGTTTTTCCATTTTGTATACTTCGCTTGTTTATATTATTTATGTATAATATTAGGAAGCATAACCTATATATAAAACTTTCTATTTTATGGTGTATTCATAATATTAGATATATATAATATCTATCAAAAGTATATACTTTTGCCATAAATATGTCAAGTTATATAAGAAATGCTGAATGTTATATAATATGTGTAGTCTTTCTTTCTTTCTTTCTTTCTTTCTTATAGTTATATAATATATATATAACAAAATTTTAGCTTTACTTATCTTTCTACTACACAGATTATATAAGAATCATCAAATCTTATATAACTCATGTTTTTGTTTATAAATGATTCAGAAATTAAGATAAATCTTATATAAGAATCCTCTAATCTTATATAATCTGTGTAGTGTCATCTTATATAAGAATACCTAAATCTTATATAGAGTGTGTAGTGTCATCTTATATAAGAATACTTAAATCTTATATAGAGTGTGTAGTATCAAGTTATATAAGAATACCACCTAATTAAGTGATTTTAAGTTGTGAAATTATTTATTATGTTTTTTGAGAGCCATTTCTAATCTATTTTTGATTTTATTTTTGTGTGATTTATACAAAAATTGCAATTCTTCAATAGAAAGATCCCTGTTATGCTCATTATTGTAACAATTTTTGATATATTTCCATTCTGCACCCTTTTCCAATCTTGAACCAATAGTTTCTAGGAATCTCATCTCCCTAGTTGTTATACTGATCTTCATTGTTTCGTTTCTGTCCTTAATCTCTTTGATCTCTTTGATCAGTTCTTCCTTCCTATGCTCCAGCTTCTCAAGCTCTGCAACCTTAGCCCTTACACTTATGTATTTATTTTTGAACTCAGTATTAACCCACTCGCTTAGGCTCAATTTATTTTTCTTACAATAATTTAAAATTTCTACATATACATTTATGGTTGTTATTTTCTTATCTTTTTCTACCATTCTCATCATCTCCTCGCATTTCGATTAATTGCCTTCCATCTATCTGTTCTGACCTGAATCTTAGGGTTTCGCCTCTTGTTGTTGTAATTTCTACCCAGTCATCATCAACTTGCCTTAACTCGCCAGTGTAGTAATATATGCCAGAACTTTTCTTTATTTCTATCTTTTCGATTCGTTTCATATTAGCTCACCTCATCTCAATACCACAATAGTATGTATAACTAATATATAAAAGTTTCTATTTATAATATTATAGTATCTGCCAGAGCTTGAAAAGAGGTTTCCAAAACAAACCCAAGCAGATACTATATATAGTGGTGATTATTTTACTACTTTATATTTCTTTAGGCTGCTCAGAACTTTATCCATAACAAATGCAGATGCACCAGCACCTAGACCGCTTATGTCAATGCCTGCCTCATTCAGTCCAAGATATGTGAATACACTGATTGCACCTACCCTGACAACAGTTTCAAGCAGTAGTTTCCACTCAAATGCTGTTACTTTTCGATCAACAAGAGCATTCTCAGCCCAGCCCGCAATGCTTCTTAAAATTGGAACTCCAACCAAAGCAGCTATATTTATTATATTTTCATACATTCTTTTCCACCTCAATACTGTCCTTCTTTATCTTCATCCGTATCAATATCAGATGATTCCAATAATTTATTATACAGAGCTTCATCCTGATCCTTCAAGATTGAAAGAACCCTGTCTGATACTTCTTTTAGTTTACCTTCATTATATTGACTAATTATTATTTTATTTAATTTTTTATCTGATACAAATGAAACAGACATTATCTTTCTTCTCATACGATTCATTGCATGACCATCAAATAAAATAAGAGTTAAACATGCACTTCCATCTGCCTTAATATCAACACCAATTAATCTCCAATCTTTATCAATTGCTCTTATATCTTTTGGATAACTTGAAATATTTTGTATTATATCATCTGGGATATAATCCATATCTCTTTCGTATCTTTGGTTTATGAAATCAGACATTATTTTAGAGTTGAAAAGAACTAAACCATCATTAGGATTATCGCCATAATTTATATACTTGTTTAAATTAATTTTACCAATTAACTTTTCTTTTCTTGATTTAATTTGTTCTTCAGTAAGCCCTAAATTTCCAGAACCATATTTAGATATAAAATTATCTAATTCTGAGTTTCTTTTATTCTTCTCTGATTGAGATTTATATACTTTTGCCATTTATTTCTGGTCTGTGTCTATCTCAGTATTCCACAGTTCCTTATTTACTTCTTTCTCTTCGACAAGTTCCCTTTTATATTTTCGTTCCAACAATGATTTAACCTCATCAATATATTTGGGTTTGTCGGTTAATGGATTAAGATACTGGCTCTCAAGAGAGCAACCTATATTATCCCTGCCATAAGGACACTCAGTTTCAACCCTGAGTGATCCATTCTTTTCATACACTTTTATTATTTTTATTTTCATAGTTACACCTCAATTGTCTAATGCATTTTTAATCTTGACAATACCATGCACAAAGTCAGCAGAGCTTGAGTTAGGATCTAACCTGACACGCCAAAACCCAGCAGCATCAGGGTATGTGCCACTATTAGTTATATCTATATTAGTATTCAATGTTTCACCAACAGGAAAAGCTGAAACTACTGAATGTTTATTATCCCATACCTTTGTACTTGTGTTATAAAAATCAAGATAAATAGTTACAGATGTGGAATGAACTGATGCAGAATCATCAACATCATCATTAATTTCATAATCACCAAACTCAGAACTAGGCACTTCATAAGTACCATCATCATGGAAGTGATTTCCTGCTTTGTAACTACCTTGATCATGTGGATGACTTGCAGCAGCATAACTACCATCTCCATGATCATGTGTTCCATGTGTATGTGTATATACATTAACGAGGCTACCACTCCAACCTGAACATTTATCATTATCATCTCTTACTTCAAATACACCATAAGTGTTAGAACTATCAGATTCAGTGAAGAAAGAAATAGCAGTTATGCCATTACCAAGACTATAATCTCCTGAATTATCTGTTGTTCCACTCGGAAATTTGCACCAAAAATCTACGGTTTGCGAAAATCCAGTAAAATTTTGTAATATGACACAAATAACTGTCTGGTAATAAACGGGTGATGTTGTACCTATTATATACTCATTTACACCACCAGCTGCACTATGAAACCCAGAACCTATAAAATTAATAAAAGTTGATGAACCCCATGCGGATACTGCTGAAATCGTTGCTGGTGTTTGAGTTGCACTTGTTCCACTTACATCAGGTGCAGCATTACCAGAGCTCCCTGTTACATTTGGCTCTTTGTATCCACTGTCATCAGCAACATCTGCATCACCACCAATATATGTTGCAACTCCAAACTGCTGATTATACACATCAAAGTCATAATCAACTGTCATATTCTTAACACTTATATTCCCCGCTTCATTAACAATGAAAGACGATGGCAGGAAAAATGTAATTGTCAATGGATAGTTATGCTTAGAATTAAGCCGATTAGCCCACCACATTGTATCGCCTGATCCTTGCATACTTGACATTGCAATGTCATACGCAGCATCAGACTTTGCTATTTCTTCACCTAGACTACCCTTTGCAATCCTATATGCAGGATTAGTAACTTCAAGCTCAAGAATTTCAATGCCAATATCGTTCATACTTCTTTTTATCCTTACAATATCAACATTTGTATTTATATCTAAGCTTGGTGAGTTAAGCTCGCCACCATCACCAACCCTGACATCTATATTTGGATTAATAACTATGAAGTCATAATATGTAGTTGCTGCTTGGATTAGTGCAAGCTCGGCTGTTGCTCTTGCTGTTGCATAAGTATCAGATATGATGTTCCTGTCTATGATCTGCTTGACTGGTGTCCCTGAACCTGCAGAACCATATATCTGTAAATCACCATCACCCTTACCATAAACCTCAACCTTAGATGCTTCTGCTGCTTTCTTTTCTTCTATTATCTCGCCAATATTAATATTCTCAGTAAACTTAAACTGACCTGACCTTTTTAGCTCATCATACAAATATAATGTTTTTGTTGAGTTATCTACATATATATCCTTGCCTGTACTTTTTATCAAGTCAATTATTCCGTTCCATATACTCTGTGAATTGCTAACCCTGAAACTGTTTAGTGTTGAGCCTGTTGAGTTGCTTGTGTTAGCTGTCCAGCCAGAGCCACTTAATAATGCAGAAAATATAGTATTATCGCTTGTACTTGTCCATGTTCTTACCTTAGCACCGCCAACCATTGGGCACTTCTGTTCGGCAAGCTCAACCTCATTCCCAAACCCTGAAACTGAGATTGCACCACCCTGCATAAGTTTCCGAACCTTAACCTCACCAGATAACTCTAATGTGCCATCTTTATATATATTAACAGTTGCATCTGTATCAATCTCTGTTTTAAAGAATGAGCTTACATCACCAATTTTAATCTCAAACTTAGAAATACCATTCAATGTTTTTTCATAGTACATACTATGTATTGTTTGGATGGTTGCATCACCTATATTAACCAGAAATGCCATGATTATTCACTACTCCACCCATCCCTAAAATAGAATGTAGGTGTTATGTTTGTAATTGTAGCAGAACCAGTATTGAACCTTGTGTTTAATGTTTCGCTGGCATCAAGCTGTAATATCATACTGCCTGCATTAGTTGCACACTTTAATGTTTGTCTTGTGCTGCCTACCTCACCATATATATATTCTGCCAGCCATTGCTCGTCATTCTCGCTGGTCAGCTTAATTATGCATAATGTAAATGTGCCAGTTGCACTTGCTGTAAACTGTATCCCATTACCATTTTTATCTTTAATAACAACTGTATTACCACTTGTAACAGAACCAGTTATTTTCTCAATCGGTGTTGGGATATTACCTTCATTCAGTTCTGCACTATTATATGCCCCACTTTTTTGTGTATCGCCAAACAACAAACCAAACGGACTAAAAAAAGTAGCAACATAATCAATATGGTTAGGTCTTGTGCCTGTTGGTGTTTTCTGGACATTGACACCTGTTACAATATAGAACTTATCAGTTGCAAAATATAACTTTTTTAATTTATATTCATTGATATGCTTGACTAATGCACGATAGTCAGATGCCTTATCAGTACCAGAAAAATGACCATTAAGTGTTATTGTTCGCCTTGCTTTCATTGCATTAGTAAATCCTAGAAATGTAAATGAATATGGAAGATCACGCTTATCCAGAAATTTAGTTGATGACTCTGTAAAAGTCTGTGGATTATATGGGAATGTGAATGCATCCGCTGTTCCTTCATAGTTCTCTATTTTCATCTTGATACACCATTAGGCAGTGCCATTTCTCTATCCTTATTTGATGATCTGCTAAAAATCCATTCAATTGTGTCAAAAATAGCACTAACAATAAAACTCCCATAATCACTTGCTACCTTCCCAAAACCCCCAACAAGACCATACTGAGATCTAAATTCTTCTCCACTCATACCAAACCCCTTCTCTAATTCCCCAAATGCAGTTCTACTTTCACCAAAAATACCAAAATCTTCTCTTGTTTGAGCTGTTACTTCAGGTATAAGTGCATTAGCCGCAGCATAACCAAGCCCTGCACCAATAAATAATCCTGTTGGACCTGCTAATGCATACCCCGCTGCTGCACCCAATGCCATCATCCCACCTTTAGGAACTATATTCTCAATCTCGGATAATTGACCTCTCAATGCTTTAGATAAATCACCTATCCCTTCAGTAACTGTATTCACAAAACCACCAATAGTACCTTCATTGTTAGTTATAGCTTCAGATATTGCTGGGATAAGATCAGTGGCAATTGCTTCAAATATTGGCTTTAAAACCCTGCCTGCTGTATTTGATAAATTTAGAAGTGCAACTTCCATCTTTGCAAATGTTGGTGCTAGGACTGGTGCTTTGGATGCCAAAGCATTTAATGCATTAAAGCCCTGAACCGCAACATGACCTAATGCTGTGCCAAGTGCAACTGATGTCATACTAAGCTGTTGCATGGGTGCTAATGCTTGCTTTGTGTTTCTTTCAAGCTCACCCATCCCACCCTTAACTCTACCAATGCCTCTGCTTAGGTCTGCATCATTAATTGCACCTATTATTTCAAGTTTTCCAACAACTACCATCTTTTATTTTGCCTCATACTGTTCATCAGCTTATTAATCTCTATCTCGGATTTAATCTTAGCACTGACTGCATTCTCAATATCGTCTATATCTCTCAAATCTTTAGCATAACACTTCCTGAACTCTGCTGGGCTTATTCCTTTTTTCCAGCATTTCCATTTCATAAGTATCAGCCACTCTTGTTTGTTTAGAGAGATATTACTCCCTTCTTGGTAATAATTAATCCAGTCTATAAGTCTTTTTTTTTTGGTACAGCATCAATACTGTCTATCGCTTGGATAATCTTGCTAAACATATTTGGTTTAAGTTGTGACAATAAATTCCATCTTTCGTCTTTATTCAAGCTTGACCAGTCTTTATTAATGCCTATGATATTATTTATATCTTCCTGTGTGTATGGTACTTTAGTTATGTTTCTGACTTTGCACTTATTGAGCATTGTGATATTATTCTTATATCTTTTATTCCTTACACCATCCACATAATAATCTTCCTCATCAATATATTCCATAACCCAATCATTCTCTTGACCAGCTGTTACTGGCATATATGCAAACTTCCTATCTTCAATTACAAACTCAATTTCTTCATGCTTCACAAAGTCATCTTCATACATTATATACCACCTCAATAATTAGCAACGCTGTCCTTAGTTACAACTTGGACACTGGTTGCCTGAAATATAAATTCTGCATTATCAACACCTTCAAGATTAGTGTTACCAACAGGTGCAGGTGAACAAGTGAGATTAGTAAATGTCCAGACTGCTTCATCAGATCCTGAAGTCCTAATAAACTCTAGCTTATTAGTCCCAGAGATTGCAGCTGCAGCTTCCCATAAGTCTGAATATGTCAAATCCTTGACATTCAGGTTAAACTTGCCAGTTATCCTGAGTATAGTTGGTATTGGCTCACCAATCTTCCTGTTCAGTGTTGCATTTGCATACAGGCTGTCATTTATAGTTATGCCCTGTGCAATACTGATCTCGCCAGAATTAACCTCGACAACCTCACTACTATTTATGGTTAGTTTACAATGTCTAAACTGATATGGTACGCCAGATAATGATGAAATACTGCCCTGCTCAGAGGCAGGACTTGTATAATCCTGTGCAATACATTCATGTGATACTATAACAAAACCTTCCTGACCTTCGCCTGTTGCTTTCTGGAAAGAGATCCTTGTATTCATAACAACACCACCTGTGATTAGATACACTTGTGGTGTGGCTGTATGCCTTTTTGCCCATTCAAGCTTGAATGATTTAAGTGTATTACCTATGTCTAGTGTGTGTGTTGTCGGTGCTGTGCCTGTTTCAGTTGTAATGTCAAATATATATTTTAAGAATCGCCAGTTTTCTAAGTTATATGTAATAGAAAATGGCAAAGATAACACACCATACACTAAGCTTTTAACTTTTCTGTCATCAGAACCAGCTGTCAAGACTTCCTGAAAGTTCTGATTAAATGACTGGGTTATTCTATGATTATAACCTATTACTAAAGCATTTGCTAATGTTCCACCTGTACCATAACTTGTTTCCTCTATCCAGATTATTCTTTCTCTTGGACCAATATAAAACTCTGCCATTTTTTAATTCACCTCGTTATGGATAGTCAGCTATATTGACCATCCGCATATCAAATTCTATTATCTTATGATGTGTCTGTGTTTCGATATCGAAAGGCATATCCATCATTGAAAAATTATTAAAGCCATACATAATAGGAAAAAAGTCATCCTCATATTCATTAAATGCTTCTAATATCTTATACCCTAAATATCCAGCAAGCTTCTCACCTGTGTACTTCCTTCCACTTATTGTAAATATCTGATTGTTCTGTTTTTCTTTGCACCAAATATCAACCTGAAACCTGATAACTGATTCTGTTGGTGCATTATACTGACCTAGCCTACTGCCAACCATTGCAGGTATTGATACACTTATTCTAGGGAATGATGTTGCACTTAGATTTTCATCTGGCTTATCAGGAAATATCCAGTCTGAACCTGTTGCTTTTTTATATGCAATTGTAACAGGATCAACAGCTTCGCCAGCAGTAAGCCCAGTGAATAGAATTAATTTATTATTCTCCCAATCAATCCAATAATCTCTCCATAGATATTTATAAGTTGTAACATTAACCAAGAAACTATTTGTGCAGCTTAGCTTATAACCTGTTTCTGGATCTAGCTCAAAGTCAGTCTGGCTAACAGTTGGTGCTGAGAATGTGTCTGAACCAGAAACAATCCGACTTCTAGGATCGGTGATTCTTCGTCTAAGAAACTCTACAATAATCCATTTTGGGTTTATATATGCCATAAATTTACCGCTTGGTATTAATATACTGCCGCTTGGCTATTATTTTAAATGTACAACTAAACCTACTCCAGATAAGTTTAGTTGGTATAAATTAGGTGTGATACTCGATGTATTAATCAATATATGATTGTATCTAGTATTTAAAATTTATTGCAATCAACCAATAATCTTATTAATATATTGTGGCAGCCAGATATACTGAACTTCCATCATAGCAGGTCTGAAAAATGGCTGGGATTTAGTGCCATATTTAGCTATCTTCTGAGCAACTGCATAAGCAGCACTCTCATCACCCAACACACGCCTACTCCATTTTTTTAAAGGTTCAAGTGGGGGGAAGTGTGGCTTTGTGCCATATTCTACATACAACGCATAATCAACGCCAGCAGACAACACATACTTATTAGATCCTGCTGTGTTTGGCTCAAGCTTAATGCTAGCCTTTAACATACCTGTATCAACTGGTACTTTTCGGATTGCAAGCTCCTGACATTTCAGCATACCTTTAAAAAGTGCTTTTCTTAATAGTTTGGTTGCATTAATATCATTGAACTCTACATTAACCCTGATTCCTTGCATGTTTAAGATGCACCCCTTGATCCTTTGTCATCTATGCTCTGGACAACACCAACTTTAAACACAATTGTATTAGTAACTTTCCTCTCACCAATTATCTTAATCAAACGCCAGTATGTTTCACTATGTTGATTATATATTATATCACCCTCTTCAATCTTAAACTCAGGACATAAAAAATAGTTTTCTTTAAAAAATATTTTACTATTACCAGAAACAGCCAGTCCCATATTATGTATTTGTCTATCTTTCTTAGTTATATCTTGGATATGTGCAAATACAACCTTCATATCATTACTTACTGAGTCAGTTTCAGATATATCAGAAACCTGACCAAGTGCATCAGTTGTTGTTGTTTGCCTTATAATATGATATAAATCACCAATCTCAAGTAAGATATTATGGAAGTCTGTTGCACTATCAGTTGGAAATGGATCATCATAATCTATTATATATCTCTGATTAAAATAATCAACATCAAAATATGCAAAATCAAAATATGTTAATTTGATTGCCATCTAACACACTCACTTTGTGAACAAATAAACACATTCTCACCCCATTTTTGTGTTTTTGTATTTATTATATTATAATTATCATCTTGTTCATCTAATGTATTGTCTGGGTCTATACCTATAAACTCAGCATACTGTTCTATTGTGAGCCATTCACCTTTATTTGAAGTTGTACCACAAGTTAAATAACCTTTCCTATTTTCAAGATTAGGATAGCCTGTATATCCTGTACCTGAAATCCCACCTTTAAACTCTTGAATGTCGCCTGTTAATGAACATACATAATAACCACTCAATTCATCACCAGATAACTCTGATATTGTTTGTCCTGCATATGGAACACCAATCAGTAAAAGCAAAGCTATTAAGGCAGCCACATATCCATTAGTATTGCTTTCTGTTTTAGCCATAATATCACCTTATCTCTTGATTTGATTATCTTTAAGCTTTTTCCAGCTATATACAACTGCAACAAAGCCAACACCTAAATTAAAAAGTATCTGACTTATTAATTGCATATATACAATAAACTCAGTAAAGTTCATATTTTCTCACCTCATTATTAGTTGTTCCACTTCCACAACTTCCTGTATAACCTACTGTTCCATCACCTGAATAATATTCATTTGCTATAATATTACCATTTACATCAAGCCCTTCAAGCCTGCAGGATGTCGAATTAATACACATTGATTTATTGGAGTTAATTGTTACAGCATTTACGACAACACTCTCTTTAGTTACACTAAAAATTAAGTTTGAATCTCTTGATGATGCAGTACTATTCCACACTTTTTCTTTATTTGCCATAATACCTGCCATTGTACCATATTGGGTATCCGAATATCCACCACCAAATATAATTGATGGAATGCCACTAATATCTTCGTGTCTTTGATTGATAATTTTAAAAATTACAGAACCAACAACATCATCATTTATAGTAATTTCTTTACTTGTATATATTGGTTGTGATATTGTAATATTATTCTCAAATATATGGATTGCATTTGATAATGAACCTAATAATATACTATATGATAATTGATTTTGTATTCCTAAACCAATTGCTATTGATTGATCATTACCTGTTGCATTAACCCTTGAGCCTAAACCAATGCCATAATCAGAACTAATATAATTATGATCACCTAGTGCCATGCCTGTATAACCTGTTACATTATTACCATCACCGATTGCAACCCCACTATTACCTGTAACTTCAGAAGCCGCACCTATTGAAATCGCTTTATTATTTAATGCTTTTGCATAACTACCTAATGCAAGTGAATAATTTGAGTTTGCAATATTTCCATCACCAATTGCTAATGCATACTGTGTTTTATTCCATTTACCAAAGCCACCAAATACACCACCATCATTAAATAAAATACTACCTGAAGATCCCGCTAGTGTAATACCAGTGCATGTAATTGAACCATCTATCTGTGTAACATATGTATCAGCTGGGCAACCAAGTGGGAACTCTGACAGATGAGACCAATTAAGATTAGTCAATAAACTTCCATTACCTATAAAGTAACCTGTTGTTGTAAGATTATAAACACCAAAATCATTTGATTTATTAGTCATTGCAATATTTGTATAATCAATATCGCCTGAAGAAATATCAGTTAATAAACTTCCATTACCAATGAAATAATCAGCTGTTACATTATAACCAGATGCATTTATATTCTCATTCTTAATATAATAATTTAATAATGCAGGATCTAAGATTGTTGAATTAAAATAGGATTCATTAAAATACAATTTATTAGTTATTGTATTAATAAATGTTTCATCACTCCCAGTTATATTACTAGAACCACCAACACATAACCCATTATCAGGAGTACACGCCTGAGAACCATTTATATATAAACTACCTAAAATATATGCATCTTTATTATGTGTAAACATAGCAGTTGAGACTGGAATCACACACATTACCATAAATATTGCTAAAATAATTTTTATTGGTTGCATATTGCACTCTCCGAACTTCCATCTGGACTTTTTAATATTAAACAAGTGGAATTATCAGTTATACTTGCACCATTTGAAAGTACCACACTATTTACAGTTATATCACCAGATCTATTAATAGTCATCATATTTCCATTAGTCCCATTAATAAACTTAAGTGTTTGATTATCTAAATGTATAGAAACATTGCCACCTGTAACAATGTCATACATCATTATTGTAGGTGTATTTTTATATATAAATAAATCAATGTCATTAGGTATAATATAATTACCTAATCCTACACCACCATATTCATTTATAAAAAGATCACCCAAAGATTCTCTGCCAAGCATTAATCCAGCAGAGTTATGGAAATATAAACCAGCAAATGTATTATATGTTGTTCCTAATGTAACTGAATTAAGTCCAGATGTAACATTAATGCGATTTGTTCCTGAATTTTTATATGCAGTAAATTCACCATCATCAACATTAAAGTTTCCTTCGTGTGTCCAGTTATTTGTTGATGGTGAGTTACTTGAGTCCAATCTCCAATATAAATCATTAGTTATATTTGTAACATTATCAAGGCAAGGATTGGCTACTGTGCAAATTCTTGATTCATTAATATACCCATCAACAGAAACACTCAGATTACCAGATATATTTGTTATTTTTCCATTAATATTAATATTGTCAGATTCAAGGTCTATTGAATGATTTTCATTATTCATTTTTATTAACATCCTACTATCCATAAAATATTGGATATACCCTTCTTCTACCAAATTATTCCTAAATACTATAATAGGTGAACTTTGTGTCATATTTGCATCAAATATTAATTTATATCCAACTGAACCTATACTTCTATCTCCAATAATAATTTCATCGCCATTAAATGTCAAAGATGGGATTACACCATATGTCGAACCTTGATATGAACTAATTACTATATCATCATTACTCGAATTAAATAATACACCACCCCTGTCAGTTGTTGATTCAAAGAACCTTAAACCTGATGTGAACTGATTAGATGAATCCACTTCTAATCTAATATTTGCAGGTTGATTACTTGCTTTTAAGTGGAAAAATTCAGATGGATTATTCCTCGTATTAAAACCAAACTGTGGCTGAACATTTGCAGGAACAACATCTACAGCATTAATCCTCATAAATTCTACAAATGTTGGACTACTTAAATTCCCATAACCACCACCAATAAGCAACATCCCATTACCATATGGTCCACCAGCTGTGCTATTCGTAGGAAATTGTATCCTTGCCTGATTCCTTGCTGGGTTATCAATCATTAGATAGCCACTATCAGTATAACCACCATCATTTCTTCTAACAACAAATTTATTAGAACTATCACCATAATTAAATAATTCTAAAGTATGCTCAGGTCTTATACTATTTTGATAATTACCAACAGCAACAGAATATTCATTTGCCAATGTTAATAATGTATCCATATTTCCATCTTTTTCTCTAACTGAATAAATAATATCTGTTGGAACAGTATCGCCATCTATTGTTCCACTAACTTTCACATCCATTTTAGCAGAGGATATATATTCACTGCCATTATATGCCTTCCATTCCATTGAACCTATATTTAATGTATCATTAGCTTTTTCATTACCTTCAGATTTGTGAAATATAACTTTATTACCCTCACTAACATTGTTAGAATCATAAAATAACATATTAAGCACAGCACCATTATTTTCTTTACTTCTAACAACAAATCTTTCAATATTATTAAAAGATATATCATCATAATTATCTTGTTTAAATCTAATATGTGGTGATAAGTAATCTGATAACCCAAGAGTTGTATTTTGTTTTACATAAAAAGTTTTATTAGATGGTTGAACATCAAGTATAACACCTTCTGTTTTAGAATAATAATTTAGTGGTATTTCATAACTATTATCACCAATACTTATTAAATTATTTTCTTGTGATATGTCAACTACAGCATAATTATTATTGGTTGCAATCCTTAAATTACCACCACTTACACTTCCACCAACCATATTAAAATTACTTGTATTTTCTGATAATTGATTTCCCAATGTTAAACCCCTTATAGGTTCATATTGAAAATCAGCAAACCCGTGTGTTCCATTAGTTTCACCAATAACCACAATTGAACCACCTGTGCTTGGTATAAGATTATTACCATATTGTCCTAAATCACCCATTATTATATCATCTGATATTTCAATAATATTGGTTTTTGTATCGGTATCTGTTATATAAAAAAAAGGTGTCATACCCCCGTCTTGTTTAATTAATTTAATGAATGGTAATTGTGAGTTGGGACTAATCGCAGATAAATCAGCTGTTCCAATAACAACAGATTGATTATCAGTATTATTAAAATAATTAATGAATCCACTCACGGGAAAATATACATCTCGGTAATTAGTTTCTTTTTTATCACTGATTAATATATTATCTTCTACATATAACTCAGCATTAATTATCAAGTTTCCAGTCATAGTATCGCCTGATTCATTAACCCAATATTCATTTAAAATATTACTTGCATTAGTTGTTAAATTCTCACACTCGCCATTAATTGCTGTGCATACTCTATTATTATTATCATAAATATTCCCAGTAGCATTAATATGCCCATCTGTTGCATCTAATCTAATTGCAATAACTCCCGTTATTGGATTATATAAATCAAGTCCATAATAACTTAACCAATTAACAAGCACCTGACTTGTTCCATTAAATAATCCAATTCCTGAATTATAAGTATTATATTCTGCATTTATTAAGAGACTTACTGCATTTGTTCCTCCAATTTTTCCAAAATTAGCTAAATCATTTCCAGAACTTTTTATATTAATACCTGTTGTATTAATTCCACTATACATAGTTTCGACATTATTAACTATTTCAATATCATTTATTCCTGAAAAATTAAAAAATAAATCACCAGTCATAGTATCGCCAGATTCATTCACCCAATGTTCATGTAGATTAACTGTTGTATTGATTGTATCATTTAGTTTACTTTCATTAAATATTAAGTCTGATCCAGTAAAAGTTAAATAAAACCTTGAAACATCAGGGAATATACTCCAGTTAAATAAACCCCTAAACCAGTTATTAGTTGTTACATTCTCTGTTACATTTAAATGTGCTTGTATAACTAAATCACCTGTCATAGTGTCGCCTGTAACATCAACCCAATAATCACTGCAAGTTAAAGTATCATTTATCTGTGTAACTGCATAACCAGCTGGACAACTATCAGGATAATTTTGTAAATAAGTCCAGTTTAAATTGCCCTGAAACTCATCTGCTGTAATTGTACCATTTACATTAATACCTGTTGCATTAATAAATTCAGAATATGTGTAATTAGCATAAATATTAGTTATATTTAAGTTAGGGACATTTATAATATCATATGTCCATTTCATATCAATATCACCTTGAGGTGTGAATGGTATTGCAAAGACTAAGCCAATCATACTTATTAGCATAACAATCATTAAAATGTTTAATTTATTCATTTTATTCAGCCTCTAGTTGAACCTTTATACATTTTATATAATCTGTATCCCATACTGCATTTAAAAATGTAACTGTTGAACTTGCAGATAAATGGCTTATTGTTACATCTGCACTATGTAATATTAGACCATTTACAAATACAAATACCTTATCTGTCAATGTAGTATTTGCAAGAGTCAAAACCCTATTTAATGCACTGTCAGATCCTGAACAGTCAGCTCCCCTTTTATCTTCTACTCCGATAATGGCTCTTAGTTTCTGGTCAGTAACCATTGAGTTCCAGTCTGATGCCTTAATTAGTGAAACATCATCATTTGTTCCATCATAAGGCTCTTTTGTATCATCCCAACTAATTTTGACCACCCTTGTTCATTAATGTTCTTCTTCTATCAATTCCTCTTTTTGTTGTAATCTCATCAAACACATCTGCAATCCAATCAATAATCTCTTTGTTTGTATTATAAAAACAAACTCTTGCATACACATTCCCTTGTGGTGAAGTACAATAAGTTATACACCCCTCTCCATCAAGAAAGCCACCAATATATCCTTTTTCAGCTGCTGTTAATTCTTCCCATGCCATTTTATTGTACCATAATTACTGGTCTTGGTTTTATCATATTCTGTAATCTTGCTCGTTCTTTCATTAGTTTTTCAACACTCTCACGCCAATGTGTGTAAGGAACACCCTTTGTAACCTGAAGCTCACCCAACTGATATGACGCATTGAATGTGTATGTTTCGCCAATCGCTGTTATTGCAACAGCAATGCTTGCTTCATTCAGCATATAATTCTTTATAGTCTGTGGAAGCCGCATCTTAATGATCATACTTCCACTTTCATGTGGTGCAATAAGCTGATCAGCTGTTATATGTGTTGAATCTGTAATTGCACTAATCTTAAATACTTCTTTGTATCCATCCATACCTTTAATCTTAACCCAGTCATTAACTGCAAATGATGAGCTACTTGTTACTCCAATACTGACAGAAGTCCCTGCAACAACATCCGCACTTGTATCTGTTGTTGTGCTTAGATCTTCTTCCTGCATACCATATATATATTTAATAAATGTGTTGTTCTTGCCATTTGTCCAGTATGATGCAGACGCATTATCACCCAGATAGATCTCACCGCTTGGCTCATGCACATAAACATCATCTGCATCTATCGAACTATCATTGCATTCTATCGATATTACTTTAAGAAGTGGATTTTTCTGTGTAAATATTATCTCTGTGCCATTACCATCAAGAATGTCAATATTGGTTCTTGGTGTGAGAGCAGTATTTAAATATCGTTCCATCTCTGATTCAACTTGGTCTATAATAGTATTTATCTCTGCATCAGTCATAAGACTAGTTGGTATCCCTGACCTTCCTCTTACTTGTGTTGCTGTGATGTAACTTGGCATATTTTACACACCTTGATATAATGTTAAAATCATAATAATAATCACCATAACTGAAAGAAAAGCATTCCATACCCATTGCCCATCTTTCTTATTTACTTTTCCAAATTCAATATAATTGTCTTGGTTTGATTTAAGAGTATTAATCAATAAACCATGCTTTTGTATTACTTCATTAATATATTTAAATTGTATTTCATTTTTATCAAATCTATCTTTACAATAATCTTTTAAATTATCTATCCTTTCAATAATAACTGCATTTGTATCATTCTTTTTCATTGTAAAAGTTTTTAATTAGTTTGTTGTCAATATTCTCCCTAAATGGAAGTTCTTTATTTAATTTTATGGCTTCTAATAATTCAGCCTTTATTGGGTATGCTGCTATTATATCTTTTGCAGTTTTATGACCTATACCTTTTATTGATATAAGCTCATTATAAAAATCATTATCAGGCAATACTACTTCTGGATCTGGCAATTTTTCAATGAGTTTATCTTCTTTATATTCTTGGACTTTGACTTTCTCAAAACCTAAACTTAATCCTCTAAGCTCAGGCAGGTCTATATAATCATAAGTTTTAACAGTTACCCACCTATAAGGATTCTCGTCTAGCCTTATTTTCTTTTGTTCTCCAATATTTTTAAATAACATTTTAATATTCTTCAACAAGTAAATAAATAGTAACACCTTTGCCCTGTGTTTGATTAGTAATACCTAAAGAGATCAACCCCATTATAGGTATAGGTTCAGGTATCCATTTAGCATCAGTTGCTTCATAATATAATATATTGCCCTGATAATCCATACATGGTACTCTGGGAGTATATATTGAATTGGTGTTTGAATTATCAATGTCAAGAATATCAAGACTTGTAAATGTATCTTTAATCTCAATGTCTGTTAATGCACTTGAGCTTGAGTCATATTTAACAACAATTGCATGGATTTTACCAATTACTGCCCTATTAGAATAACCTGTTGCATTGCCACTTACATTTGCAGCACCACTATATACTTTAATCATACTATACTTTCTCATATTATATCACCTTCGTTAAGTTCTGAGTTATATTATGTTTTGGTGGTCTTTTTAATATATTTACGCTTTGGTTTTGGTTCAGTCTTAACTTTATCTATTTTAGAATCATTAAATCTGAATCCAACTTTTTCTAAACTAGATTGAACAACACCTTTTAAAATATTCATATCATTATTTAAGTTAAAACCACCTTTAATAATATTTTTTCCGTTTGGTAATTTTCCTATAATTGGCATTTTATTATACTCCCTTTTCAACAAATCTTTCATATACAGTTAGATGTTGCTCTTTAAGTTTTTTCTGATCATTTAATTTATTTAGACTTTCTTTAATAATATCAGATGCCTTTTCTCCGATATTAATATCTTTCTCATCATCTGCTTTCATATCCCATGTAACCCTTCCATCTTCAAAGTTTTTAAATTTATATCTTTTAATCTCTTCTTCCGTAAAACTCAAATCTTTTTTTAGCTCTCCAATTATTTTTAGAGTTACATAATTGTTTTCTTCTGGCAAAATATTAAGCAAAGTTAATCTTTCTAGTATATTTAGTTTCATATTTGTTTCACCCTATAAGTTTTTTTAGTTTTTGATATTTTAAAAAAAATATAAAATTTATGCTGTGTGGCATGGGATATAAAAATCTGTGCCATCAATGTCAATCTTGATTTTATGTGATTGACTTCCACCAACTGCATCTGCAACAATACAACCTGAAACAGTACCATCATATATCTGGGCAAAGTATGTTACTTTTGGACCATATAAGTATATTGCTGTGTCCATTGTACAAGTTGCACTGCTATTGTTTGCCATATATATCATTGCTGTAATACCAGTGATTGCACTTAGATTAACATCAATCAGATTCTCAACATATATACCACAAATATGACCAGCTGTCAATGTTGGAGTTGCATCATCTTTCATACTTGCATTTATAGCACCAAAGATTGAACTACCATTATTAATTACTGTGTTATTTGTTAGTTGAAGTGTACCTCTAACTCCGAATGACCAGTTAGTCCCGCCTGTGAACTCACCATTTATGTTGGCTTCACCATATACACCAATGACTGCACCATACCCTGTTGTTGCTGGTGTATATATTGCTGCACCCATAACTGCAGTATGATAACCAGTTTCACCTGTATAAGTATTAAGTACCCTTACACTTGTATGAGCTGTTGTTGCTGTAGTTGATACAATCCTGATTGCATTTGTATATGTGCCTTCCATCCTAAGTCCATAGGTTACGCCTGTTGCAATATCAATACCTGTAGTTGCATTAGCAATATTTATACCTGTTGTTATTGTTCCATCTGTATTAATGTATAAACCATTTGTAATAGTTGTTCCAGCTGCACCATATACATAAATACCTGTTGTTAATAGTTGAGTTGATGTATTAGATAAACCTACACCAATACCTATTGATTCACCACCTGTTGCAGTTATAGTTATCTCTTGAAGTAATCCATAAACACCACCAGCTGTTGGTCGCATTGTTAAAGTTTGATGATAAGCAACTTCAGTGGCTTCAATCTCAATGGGTTGTGTAACTGTTCCATTGATTGTCATATTATCAACTGCCGCATCTCCAAATACAAAATCACCATTTACTGTAAGATTGCCACTCATAACAATATCATTACTAAATGTAATCTTACCATTAAATTTGAATGTGTCGGCAGCAGTACCATCTGCACTAAATAATAATTTACCATCTGCACTTGAATGGATATAAATACCTGTATCTCTGAACTGAATTTTTTTATCAGAGTAAACAGTAATAGTTTCAGAAATCTGTCTTGTTATAGGGTTAAAAACCCCTACTCGTTTTAATGCCATATTTTCCACCTCTGAGTCATTTCCATTGTAAGGACATAATAATCCACTACAATGCTGTGTCCTACTTTATCGGACTACTTGTTTTTATAATTTAAAAAAAATATAATGTATCTATTTAAGATACATCATTTGCAACCTGTCTGCCAGTTATCCTATATATACGCATATCATCATTTGTTCCTGATGGTACTGTTATCGTCAAGACACCAGCCGATACTTCAGTTGTTGGATTTTCTTCAACAATCACGCTGTTATCTGTGGTATGTTTCCAGCCTTCTACTATCAAAAGACCTGTTGCATGAATCCCATAGTCTGCAAGTGTAATTGCAATTGTATCAGCAGCATCTACTGTGTTTCTTGTCTGTACAACAACTGTTTTTAAACCTGCATTAGGATTTACTTCTGTTACATCAATATCTGTTATTGCTCCCATTTTTCCACCTCTAAGCGATATTATCTATATATGAGTTAAATGCTGGTGCTCTAACAACTAAGCATTCATATATTTTCAGCATGAATTTCTGGCTGTCGTTTGTCTTTGCAAGTTCCTCATAAGTCATATCTTGCAATACCCTCATCTCAATATAGTCTGTGTCTAAGAACCATAGCTGTTTTGAGCCTGTTACATTAGACAAAAACATTGAAGGGATTGCTGGTATTTGTCCAACCATTGTTTCTAGTGTGATCTTTGCAGGAACACCGAAAGGTAACTCTGCACCTGCACTAAGTTGAGCTGGTGAATACCTGAATGTATCAATCATTATCTTCCTAAGGTCAACAATGACTGAGCTTGAACCAACTGCTAGCTTAGGTCTGCCACCATCATCATAGGAATACCTGACTGCTGTTTCTACATCATCCCATGTCAAAGCTGCAGCTGACAAGTCAAGCTGGTTTGTTGTGCTCTGTTGCACAATAATACCATCATACTGGGTTGCATCTGTGGTTGAATCACCATTAATGATTAAGTTTTCTTCAAGCTCCTTCATAGCTCTAGCTTTTATTAAAACTTCTAGCTGTTTTGCATTTGGTGCTGATGCAGGTGTAAATGCTGTTCCGCTTGTCATACCTGTTCCGCTTGGCTGGAAGCCCTGTAACATATAGCTAGGCATTGCTGCCATTGATGGACCTGTTACCCTACCAACTGCATATAAAAACTTAATTGGTTTGCTCCTTCTAACATATGTGTCATTAGTTTCTGGAAGTGCAGCATCTTCAAGTGCTGTATATCCACCACCCTTTGCAGTGATTACATTATAATCTGCTGTCATACCCTGATTAGTTACTCTAGGTATAAGCTCAACAAGTGGTGTGTATTTCCTGCTCTCGTCATGTATCCTTGAATCTACATATACAGGAATAAGTGCATATCCAGCTGTACCTGCTCCGCCTGTTGTTGTGGACATTGCCTTCATCTGTGCATATCCATCTTCATAGATTGCTTTTAGTGCATGTCTATGATCAATACCTTTCAAGCCATAGCTGTACATATACCCATTAGGTAATGCACCAAATGAATGCTGGTAACTTGTAGAGCTTGACTGACCTGTTGCAGACAACCTTTTAAGTTCTTCCTGCATTGACTTTGTTTCAGCAATATGCTGAGAACCATTTTCATTTAATGTGTGTTGCATTTTCTATTCACCTCAATCTAAATATTGTCTAGTGGTCCTAATCCTTGAATTTTAATGTTACCATCAGACTTTTTACTATTATCCTCTGCTCCAAATGCTTTTAGTCTTGCCTTTTCAACAACTGACTTTAAGTCAGCTATCTCTTTGTCCTGTGCTGCAAGCCTATCCTCAGCATTTTTAAGTGCAGACTTAATCTCAATATACTCTTTATTCTCTGTTGATTTCTGTTCTGGTTCAGTAGTCTCTTCTGTTGTTTTCTCTGTTGTGGTTTCTGTTGTAGTATCAGTTGGTTCTGTTGTGGTCTCTGTTGTTTCAATATTCTCTTTAATTTTATCTTCTTCATTTGTTTTAGCATCAATATTATCAGCCATATTATCCACCTCATTCTTGTTTTCTAAATAATCCCTACTTTTTGCAAAGATAGAAACCATCTTTGCTTCAGTATTAACTGGGTTGCCAGTAAGAGCAACATTTAGAAGATTAACAGAATCTAATAATCTTATACTTTTACCATTCTTGAGTTTGGTATTAACTGTATGTAAAGGGATGTATGCAATAGAGAATGCATCTAGGAATCCACCTTTAATCTCTTCCCAAATCTCATTAAACGATTTAATTACATTACCCTTTGAATCTAGCCTTTGCCAGTTTGGGTTTAGCTCCCATTGTACCCTAACACTATTTTTAAGCCTTTGCCACATAGTACGCTTTCCAAGTGGTGACTTTGTCTTTGCCCTTTCCATTTCAATAGGTGAGTCACCTAAAAACGCTTCATGCTCAAAGTCAAGCTTAATGCTTCTAGTTTCTAGCTGACCATACATATCATCCAGACATTTCTGAGAAACAACATCATTAACTAAGTCTGGGTCTGTCGTGCTAATATCACCCTCAACATAGAACTTTTTTTGTGTTCCAGATAATTCAGATTTATAATTAAGTTTATCGCTATACAGAAAGAATAATTGTTTATCATCAGCCATAATTAATTTATATATAAAACTGGTATTTAAACTTTATTGCAATCAATATTTAAATTGATTTAAAAATATTAATTAATTAATACAAAATCATTAGCTGAATAATTAAAAATGGTAGAATTTGATATTACACCAGCTTTTACTAATGAAACACAAATTAAAAATAACAATAAAATAACTATTGCAATCATCCAAAGCCTCAACATGAAATATTGTTTATTCTTCATAGTATTTTACTAATATATTATACTGAATCATCATCAAGTACAATAAATGTACTTCGACAGTTAGGATGAGCAGGTGGACACATTCCAGACCAGCCTGATATATTATCTGTAAACTTTTCATTAATACCAACTATTTTACCATTAAGCCTTTTACATAATGCAGAAGTTCTATGATCAATATGAGCACTATATTCTTTTTTTATGCCAATCTCACCACCGACTATATATGCATGTAACTTGCCAGTATTCAATGACCGATTAATCTCTGTCCTTGCAATCATGTCTGCTCTATTCCTGCCAACATTAAAAACTTTCTTAATCCTGTCAGCCATCTTATTAACACCCTCACCTTCCATAAAACCACGCTGTAATTCCTGCCTTAAATCATCTGCAATCTCGTCTGACATACCTTTAATGTTATCAAATGTATAGGTCTGCAGGAAATTAATTGCATTTACATCAGGTATAAAGTTTTGCTGCATCATACTTTCAGCTTTATCCCAGCCTTCATAATACACATTCTTGATGATTGCATCAACTAATATCCTAATAGAATCAAAATTAAACAATGATTTAATCTTGGCTATGACGCTATTTATATCTTTGACTTCTTTAAGTTTATCTTCACCTGAATATTCTGCTTCCAGAAACTTAATTATTTCTTGTTCATTAAGCTTTAGCACATAATCTATGGCTTGCTTTAGTCTTTGTGGTGTTTTTGGTCGTTCATTCTCTCTTAGGATTAAAGGATTATCTGTACTTAACATTTTCTTTTCACCTGATTTAATCTTTTCTCTGCTTTCTTTTTCAGATTTGTCAGGGTTCTCGACATTTGGCTCTTTGGTTCTTTGGTCTGTGTCCTGTGCATCTTTATCTCTGTCTTGCTTCGGTTTATTATTAAATGAATTATCACCAAAATTAAAGCTGTTAGGTGATGTGTTCCAGTTCTTAGGTGGTTCATTACCCCAATCAAGCTCATCATAGCCTTCCTCAAGCCTAACTTCATTTATTGTTTTAAGACCACTTTCTGTCTGGAGTTTGTATAATTCATATTTATTCCTCTCGTCATCAATGTCAAACGCCATAAACTTAAACTGATATTTAGGAATATCAATAGTTTTGCCTTTTGAAGTTTTGATTGTGCCAGTATATCCAAACTCATTTATTATCTGCTTATTATATTTATTTTCTAACAACCTTAACATTGGGTTAATAGCTTTCTTCTTAAATACCTTACTCTGCACGATCTGGTTAGACTGACCTTGTGCATCTTCAGTATAGCCGAGCTCAGTAGGTGTAACACCAAACATTGACCAGACAAGCTTAGAGTACCATTTCTGTTTCTCAATTAACTGCATCTCGTCAGAAGTAAGCTCAATCCTTGTGAATGATGGCACTTTGTTCACAATCGGTACTTTATGGAATTGTTTACGCCAGTTTCCAAACTCATCCTTCTTTCTCTGTTGTTCATACCATTGTTTCTTGAATGCTGAAATCTCATCTGCATCAGAATTATCAAGTCCAATTATACCTTTAGGCACATTGTTATCATTGAAATAATCAACATCAGATTCAATAGACCATATCAGCCACTGTAATGTTTTGGCTAAAGTCTGCACTGGGCTATACCCATAGTGGTCATCTGTCCTATACATCCGTTCCAGCCAGATAATCTCTTTCTTACCAAATGGGATGGGCATTGGACCTGCAAGCCAGCCATACTGGAAATATGCAGCCTTATCTCGTGCCGAGCCTTCCCAGATTTGTTTAAATGGGTTCTCAACAAGCTCAGGTCTTTCCACAATCTCAGTTGGCAGGATTATATCTTCCCTATATGTGTACATACCATGTATGTCTGGGTTCTTCGTAAATGTACTCCCTTCTCTTGCTACAACCTCAACAAGTTCTTCTTTCAGATTATACACCTTAACCAGAATTCCAGAATTAACTTCAAGAATATCTCTGACTGGCTTCCGAATAAATACCTCGTCAAACTCTTCAGAATTCGTGTTTGGGTTTAGAAATAAATTCTTAATATGCTGGATCTCAACCTCATCAACCTGTTCTTCAGGCAGGTCATCAGCTGGTACAATGTCCCACTCAATAGCACATATCTCATCAAGTATAGTATTTATACACATTTCTACATATGGAGTCTTGGCAAGCCAGCGTATATAATCCATATCGACATATCTAGGATAACCAAATGGTGGTTTAAACAGAAATTTTGGTATGTATGCCTTCTGGAGACCTTCTCTTGTCTGTTCCTCAAGATAATCTATCTTGATAACTGATTTATTGCCAAAAATCCATTCTTTGAGTGACGCCATGACTATAAAAATACTTATTATTAAATAAAACCACTATTTAAACTTTATTGCAATATATACTAAAATTCAAACAATAACTCCTGCTTATCACGCCACACCATAATAACTAAACAATCTGAATAGTCTGGGCTCTTATCTTCAGGATCAATAACCTTCTTCTTGCCTGTGCTTGTCAGCTCCCATTTCATAGATATAAGCTGTTGCCTAAGCTTATGATGTTCAGGTATGCCCATCATATTATCGATAAATAAATCTCTGAGACGAAAGTTATTCTCAGCCTTCTGATTAATGTAATGGTCTTTCTTGATTGCCTGTTCACCTGCACCGCACCCCTTGACCTTGACATTGCTCCAGTTATTCTCTGTATATACTATTTCCTTGAGCCGACTGAATGCACCTACACCTATGCCTACCTTATCAATCTTGATCTCAACCTTATATGGCTTGTTTGCATGATCCTTAGTTCTGTTGATTATATACCCAACTATCTGCATACTTTCAGACTTTGGCTCTGAATATATATCTATAACCTGATAGTGATTATCCTTCTCAATGCCAAACATTATGACTGTTTCATCCAGTCCCTTATCGGCAGGATCACAAGCAATAATAACCTTATATTTATTAATATCTTTCTTGATCTGGTTGATTTCTGATTCGGTATATTTATGTGCTTCTTTAAGTTTATTATCCAACTCTATAAGCTCATCCATAAATTTAAACTTCTGATTTTCAGCATTCATTATGTTTTTCAGGCTGTGCAGACTATCCTCTGATTCTTCTGGGAATCTACTCTCATACAATACCTCAAACTCCAAAGGTGTGAGTTCCTTCCTCTGCATATCTACAAACTCCTGTGTAGTCCTGCCTTCCTTAACTGCAATACGCCAATCAATATGTATAACATAGAAGTCTGGGTCAAGTGTATGCTGGAATGCTTTGCTTGCCCTGTCCCATGGATTATATGATTCAATCAGCATATAGTTCTTAGGATTATCTCCCAACATCCTGCTTATCTTTGCTTCTGCCTTTTCAGGTATAAGCACTCTTTCGTCTAGGAGTACAATTCCAGCTCCGAATCCCATAAGCCTGTCTGCTTCACCCTCTGCCGAGAATACACGATATTCAGCTCCAGTCTTGAAAGTCATCCTTTTCTTGCTTGTTTCTTTCCTGATCTTATCAGTTCCGATTGTATCAATGTCTGCCTTTGCAAGAAGCTCATCACACCTTAGCATCAGGTCTGCCATATATTCCCGTAATATCCCTGCTTGTTCTTGCTTTGGACCTATGAATGCAATCTTGACAGGTATCCCAAAATCAATTATAAGGGCTATACCTATTGCAATACAGAAACTTTTGCCATACCTAGTCATTGCTGATATAGAAATCTTCTGATGCTCTCTAAATGCAATAGTCCTGACTATTTCACACTGCATAGGTGTTAGATCATACTGGAACTTTCTCTTAACTATTGCCTTTACATCCCTATTTAGTATCTCTTTTTTTCTTTGGTCTAGGCTTGTCATAATCTAAATTCTGATTTAGCAACAGCTCACGATACGCCTGTGCATCTGTAGTCATATCGTTCACATTACTATATACTTCCTGCCTTTCAACATACCCTCTGTTCTTGGCTTTAGTTTGAAGCCTGAACCTTATTGCTTTCATGTCACCATCATTAAGCTTCTGTATCAGTTTAGCTTCAGCCAGATCATTGATAGACTCATCTTCTTGGTCTAGTAGTTCCTGTATATCTTTATGCCTCTGTACAAATAATGTTATTGCTCCCCTTGTAACATTTAGCCTTTTAGCTATATTTGCCAGTATCCCTGCACTTCCTTCCATTGCTTTTTTAAATTTGGTTTTAGTTATTTTTACCATTTTTTGTTTAAATAGTTAGGATTAAGCTTCCTCATTCTGTTTATAATTACTTGGCAGTAATGGTTATCTATCTCCATCATGTAACATCTTCTGTTTAACTGCTCACACGCAACCATAGTAGAACCAGAACCACCAAAGTAATCTATAATAATCCCATTCTCATTTGAACTGTTATATATTGCTCTTGCACATAGTTCTATTGGTTTCATGGTTGGATGTTCTTCAGAGTTCTTTGGTCTTGGTATATTCCACACATCACTTTGTTTTCTATCTTTTAGAGGATACAATCTTTTATCCTTAAACCACCCATACCATATTGGTTCATATTGAGTATGATAATCTTTTCGACTTAAAACAAAACTATCCTTAACCCATATAATTGTACTACTCCAGTGAAAATCAAGATTTTTAAGAACTTGCATAATACCACCCCATTCTTGAGCCGACATAACAACATACAATATTGATCCACTATACATATTATTTCTATACTTTTCAAACCATAAATTTAATATATCTGAAAAATTATCACCTAAGTTATCATTAATAATTTTATTTCTTTTCTTCCAACATGGATGATTCTGTCCATAATTTACATTCCATGGTGGATCTGTGAATGACATTTCTGCTTTTTGACCATCCATTAGTAATAAATCATATTTTAATATATCCCCACACATCAACCTATGCCTACCAATCTGGAATATGTCCCCATCCTGAATCTCAGTTTTTATTTCGTCAGGGTTGTCTGCTTCAACCTCTTTAACTTCATTAGTATCCATATTTAGATCTAAATCTTTGAAATCAACACCAAAATCAGATAAATCTATATTCCATTCCTTTAATAGCTCAAAGTCCCATTCACTTCCCCAGTGTGCATTATCCTTAACTATAAACTCCCTCTTTTCTTCTTCAGTTAGATCCTGCCTTTGATCTATCCAATCATCAGGCACATCTTTATAACCAAGCATCTTTAGTGCAAAATACCGCTTATTCCCACCTAATATATTAAACTTATCAATGCTGTCCGCAATAGCTTTAATTTGATTATCACCCTGACTCTTAAATGGGTTCTTTTCTAATGGTTTTAGCTTATTTATGTCCACTTTTATCACCTTTTTTGCATTTTTGGCATATTTTATATCTTACTTTGATAAGTTTCATGCAACCGCACCTTCTACACCTATATAATCTTACCTTTCTCATCATAAGTCATTCAAGCAGTGCTTACATATTGTATTTTTGGGATTGTTAGTTATAAACATCTGGTTGCATATACTACACCTTCTTTGGTATTTAAATGGTTTCTTGTTATAGTTATAATGAATCTTGCCCTTGACAACTTCGCCTGATCCATCATACTTGAACTTCTTAGTTTCGATTTTCATCATATAAGTACCTTACTTATTATTTTGTTATTATATGTTGCAATATACACGCCTCTGACTTTCTGCACACAATACTGGTTAATGTAAAGGCAGGCTTTGAGTAATTGGTCATACGCTTTCTGTTCGTTCCTTGTACAGTGGTTTGCTTTGACCTCTATTATATGCCAAAGATCCATATCAACAACACCTATTAAGTCTACACATCCAGTTGGATGGTTCTTATTTGGGTAATATACTTCTTTCATTATAAGCCTATACCTATCCCTTAAATCTTTTTCAAGCAAATCTACTAATGTATTATGTTCTGACTTCATCCTAAGCTCACCCTTATTTGGTGCTTCTCACCTGACAGCTTAATCTTTGGACTGCCTATCCTTGATGGTTCCATATTGCTTATGTGTGCATAGCTCCCCCAATGTTTTAAGTAACTGCCACAAATAATATAATGCCTCTGTGCTTCCTTGATTGTTCTATCTTCAAGGTCAACCCTGTAATAGTTCTGGACATGATGACTGAGCTGGTGCAGGTGCCCTTGACAATAAATCATAACGGATGCCATGTTTGACATTTTGATGGTGTTTGCAATCTTGGTGTGTGGCAGTCTTGCACCTGATGTCCCATGTGTTGTGTACATTGTATATTGCTGGTTACCTATATTGAATAAGTGTATTGCCCCAACACCCAGATAGGTAATATGTAGCATATCTGCCAGTATCTTGCTCAGGTTTGCACCCGAATGCTGATAAACTCTGGCTTCATGGTTCCCTATATGGTTTCCAATTAACAACCCTGCATCTGCTAATGGTTTGTATAACAATACTGCTCTTTCCAACTGCCTCTGGACAATATCATCTTGTTCAAATATACCTGCTCCAACAGATGTCTTGGTTGCAGTTTCCAGTTCGTCACCCATCAGGATTATTGGTGTCTTTTCTTTATAGCACCACTCTAAGATTTCTTTATGTTTGTCTGCATCATAGAACTTAGAACCTATATGTTCATCCCCAATCGGACATAAGATGACCTTGTCAGTATCATAGTTATGGACATACAGGACAGGTGTTATGGACTCTGCTTCAAGTATTGTTTCCCAGCTTTGTTTGTTCTCTATGTTTTCGTTCAGGCTTGGCATCTTACCCTAAAACCCAATTAGGTGTGGCATTGTGATTATTAGGCATATAACTACAAATAACAAAATACCATTTATTACAATGCTGACTATATTTATTATTTTGCCAGCAGTTGTCAGTGTATGACAGCTCTTGCTTGACAATATCAGCCCAATAATTGCTAATGGCAGACCGAAATATGGCATAAATACCATTAGAAGCGACAGGATGCTAAGAACAAACCCG